CGCGTCCGTAGGGCCTCAGACAACGCAGAGCAAGACATTGGGTTCGACAACAACGAGCTCGACACCTCCGCTCTTGCTACGTTCTGCTCAGGTACGGACGGATTTGTGAAGACGTGGTATGACCAAGCAGGGTCAAACGACGCGACACAGGCGACGACGAGCGCGCAACCAAAAATCTACGACAGTGTAGCGGGTGTGGTTTTGGAGAATGGGAAACCAATTATACAGGACAATGCTTCAGCCGTTGCCCATCTTACATCGTCGTTGTCATTGGGTACGGGAAATTTTGCTTTCTCGGTTTTATCTACAAGCTCCTCTTTCTTTTGCTTCTTGGAAGGAGACGCTTCGACGGAATTTTTGTTTGTCGGTCAAAGCGGCAGTAGTGCAGCGTCGTCTTCAAACGCATCGAATATAACTGCCTACCTCGATGGAGGTAGTGCAAATCTATCGACAAGGCAAAATGTATATAATGAATTTTATTTACAGCAGCGTTTGTTGTCAGTTGAATTCGATATGACCACCGCTCAAACCACAATTGGCTACTCATTTTCTTCGTCTGTCAAAATGATGAGCGTCCAGGAACTTATTGTGTATGGCTCTGACCAATCCTCCAACCGCTCAGGCATCGAAACGAACATCAACGACTTCTACTCCATCTTCTAATGAGCTACATTATTGTTCTCCCCGAAGGGTTCTTGACGAGTGAAGTCAGAGCCAAGAGCATCACACGAGAGCTCTACAACATCACCGTGCCTGTAGCTATTCAGGAGGAATACCAAAAGGACGCCACCGTCTTCGGAGTCATCACGCACCCCGACGGCATCCAGCACGCCCTGCAAGTAGACCTCGACTACGTCATCCCGGTGAGCCCACAGGCAACCATCGAGAAGCTCGTCTCTCTCTTCCCGGAACTCAACGAACAGGAGCGCTTCAACCTCGCCTCCTACGTCCTCAACAACAAGGCGTTCCCCTTCGGACATATCGTACCCTCCACCACCACCGTCCGCGACTACGACTATATGGTCGAGCACGGATGGTTTGCAGAATACCCACTTGAGGAATGAGAAATCTTTTGGTCATACCTCTAACCCTTGCAGGTCTGTCACTATTTGTCGTGGGGCCGCTGTATGGATTTCTCGTGCGTGTCTTCACCGACTTTCGCCCTTGGGGGTGGCTCTACGACATTGGACGCCGCGCGTCCTTTATGGCTTCTATCCTTGCGGAACTCATCCTCAACGACGTACTTCTCAAGCCACAAGGGTACACCTTTGGACACCAAACTATCTCGGCTGTTCTTGGAGCTAACCTAAAGGCGGGGACATTGTCTAAGACGGGCAAGAAGCTCCAGCAGCTCCTCGACTACATTGAGGAAGACCACTGTCTCAAAGCATACCACAACATCCAAACCCCATAACCTATGGAATTCTTTCAAACCCACTGGGCAGAAATTGCCCTCGCCATCATCACCGCCGCTGGCACGATCACGGCACTCACCGCAACCGAGAAGGACGATAACATCGTCGACCTGCTCAAGCGTATCCTGAACGCCGTCATCCTCGGACGTAGCAAATGAACCTGGCGGACTTCGAGAAGGTACTGGCGCGGTTTGCGGACGACGTAAACAACGCCGCCAAGCGTGAGCTCGGCTCCCGTAGGATAGGCAAGAACCGCTCCTATGGCGTAGCCTCGCGCTCCCTTCAGAAGTCCCTCACCTACAAGCTCAAGGGGGGGAGGGTCTCTTTTGGCTCTCCCCTGCCTTATGCCGCCTTCATCCATTGGGGCGTCAACGGGACGAGGAAGAACCAGAACGCGCCCTACTCGTTCCGATCTAAGCAACCGCCCTCCGGGCCTATCATGGAATGGATGAGGGCCAAGCCTGTACGCCTGCGCGACGCCTCGGGTAAGTTCGTCAAGCAGACCGAATCGAGGCTTAAGAGCGCGGCCTTCCTTATTGCTCGCTCCATCAAGAGAAACGGCATCGTAGGGCTGAGATACTACACCGTCGCCCTTGAGAGCATCGTGCCCCAATACGAAGTAGAACTCGGAGAAGCTTTGACTCAAGACCTGCTCCGTTCGTTGGAGTTTAAGTCTGGAAATATCACTATCAAGCCAAAATAATGGCCGTATCTATCACAAGTCACCCCACTCAGAACCCGAAACCCGCGGGGCAATACCTCGTGTACACGCTCGACGAAGCATCGGTTCCGGACCGGTACATTGTTCAGGTGTACAAAAGTGCCACCACAACCGGCTCAGGGTCGGAGATAGCGAAATTGTACCTTGTTCCAAACGCGGCTGAGGTAGCTCACTTCGACCTGAGCCGCATAGCAGAGCCTCTCGTCGAGTTTCCGCTGAGCAAGGGGGGTACTACCGTTCACGCGGTGCAAGACGCTCTATTGGTCTTCAATTGCGACGAGGAGGGTGTTGTAAGGTTCGAGGTCCGGGCCGGGCAATACAACGGAACGACGGAATCCTTGAACCAAGACAGCGAGGCCGTCTACCTGCTGAGGGGTGTGGAGCAAATCAGCGCGGGCCTCAATCCTTCGTTCTCCAACTACTACCCCCAATCAAGCACAAACAAGGCGTGGCTCACCGACAGACCCCAAGATTCGGTCGGTGAAGTCAACATGACTATGGCCGTCGACGACGAAGGGGTGGCCATGTTCCTTATTCCGGACAACATGGGCGTACCGACGAGCGTCGAACGGGTGGAGGTGAGAGGCTTCCGTTCAGGGGGAGCACCCGATGGAGCCGTAAACATCCCTATTGCCGCCTCTACGACGACAAAGGAGAACCTGAAAGCCGTCCCTATTGGCCCTGCTCATTGGGCGCACCTCGGAATCACCTCCTCCGCTGTAACGCAAGTATCCTTTCAGTTGGCTACTACCGCGGGCGTGGCACGAAGCGAGAAGCTATGGGTCCGCTTGGACGAGGCTCCCTGCAAGCACGAGGCTACCCAACTGGCGTGGATCAACTCACGCGGCGGGTGGGACTACCTACGCTTCGACGGACGCGCCCCATATACAGTCTCGACGACAAGCAAGGAGTACCGCAAAAGCGTCGGGACGTTTGGAGCGGCCACGTTCACCATCGCCTCCGACATCCAGCAATACGACACGTATGGGAAGGTCGCGAAGGAGGCGTACACCCTCACAGAGCAGTTCTTTACAGCCGAAGAGCGCGTTCTGCTTCAATACCTCATGCGTTCTCCAGTCGTGCAGATGCGTCGCGGCACAGGCAATTGGGAGCCTTGCATCGTCCGCAACGACAGCCTCCGCATTGAACCTGCTGGCTCACGTTTGTACGCTGTAAGCCTCAACGTTGAACTCGCAAGGGACGTACGATGCTGAGGTTAACTATCAACGGAATTGACGCGGAGCTCTACGAGAACGCCCCTGTCAACCTCCGGTTGCAATACAGCGACGTTACGAAGATTCAGAACGCAGCAGGGAGCTTCTCGCAGACGTTCCGCCTTCCGCTTACTCCTCACAACAGGACCATCTTCGACAACATCGATGAAGTAGGACTACGCAACGGGTTGAACCTCCAGCAGCGGCTCGAAGCAAGCCTGCACAGCGGGACGCTCCCCCTCATGACGGGGTATGTGCAGGTGAAGACTGTGTACATGACGAAGGAGCACTACGCGGAGGTGGAGGTGGTGTTCTTCAGCGGAGCCCTCGACCTGCGTAGCGAGCTCAAGGGGTCACTTCTCAGCGAGCTCAACTTGGACGCCTACGACCACGACCTGACCTATGCGAACGTTACTTCGACATGGGCGGGTACTGGTTCCATCTATCCAGAGATTCGTTACGGCCTTATAGACCGCGGAAGGAATTGGTACCTCCCCGACAACCCCGTTGGTGTCGACGGCGACCCTCTGCTGTTGAGTGAGCTTACGCCCTTCGTACAGGCGAAGGTCCTCGTCGATGCTATCCTCGACGAAGCGGGCTTCACCTATGAAAGCACCCTGCTCACGAGCGCAGACTTCGCGAACGTATATGTCCCTTGCTATAATGGAGGCGTTCAGATCGGTCCGAAGGATGTCGTAGATGAGAATTTGAGAGCTACGCTCCCTTTGGCAGGTCAATCGACGACCACCGGGTACACCAAGCTCAATTTCAGCGACACGCTGACTGGGTGCTACGACCCAGGAAACAATTACTCCACGACATCGGACACGTACACGGTTCCTTTGGCTGGCTTGTACGATATACGTTTTACATTCAGTTGGAACAACATCGCCTACCCCACGAGCCAAGGGTACTACCGCATCACATACGGAAGCACGACCACGAGCACCATACCCCTTCCGGCAAGACAAGGAGACAACTACATCACCGTGGTCGAGAACGTCCTTCTTGGAGCGGGCGATACCATCTACGTCGAGGTGATCCACACCGGAGCTACTCCCACCGACTTCGTGAGCGACGGGAACTTCAACACGGGACAAAGCACGAGCCTCGAAGTCATCGCGAAGGAGCCGTATGGAGGATACGAAATTGGGGTGGCTGAGAACCTGCCGGAGATGACCCAAATCGACTTCCTCCTGTCGCTTCAGACCATGTTCAACTTGGTCTTCGTCCCCGACCGCAACAAGCCGAACCACCTCCATATCGAAACCTACAGCGACTATATGGGGGCGGGGTCGTCGCGTGATTGGACAAACAAGGTCGACTACTCCAAAGACCTCGTAATCAAGCCGACGACGGACCTCCAAAAGCGGGAGTACCAATGGACGCATGCTCCGGGCCGCGACTTCATCAACGAGGAGGTGCAACGGAGCTTGGATAAGGTCTACGGGCGACAGCTCGTAAGGGAAACGACAAACGAGTTTGCGACGGGCTCTCTTGAGCTTTCTACGTCCTTCGCTCCCTTTCTCGTTTCCAACGTTCCGGGAAGCACCATCCCTATCCACCGCTCCCTGACGAGCGACGGGAAAGGTGTCGGCTCGCCCTTGCCGATGATATGCTACTATGGAGGGCTCTCGGAGCGTTTTGGGACGACCATCATCTTGGACGAAACGGCCACCCAACGTACCGTGACGGCTATGGCGTTCTTTGGGCTTCACGAGAACGACGACCCAGATGTCACCGACAATGACCTGAGCTTTGGGGTGGAGCTTCCGCTGTACACTATCGCGGTCAACCCATCAAATACCTTGTACATCAAGTATTGGGCACAATACGTAACCGAGCTTTACAGCTCTGACGCTCGCGTCGTGACCTGCCACGTACGCCTGACGGAAGCCGACCTCGCGGACCTTGAATTCAACGACGTCATCTACATCCGCGACACCGCATACCGCATCCTCACGCTAAGCTATGATGCAAACACCCCTTCGGTTGCGAAGGCGGAGCTCCTCATGAAGCTCGACGACGTAGCTCTGTGCGAGGACACTCCAACCTTCTATTGGTCCTCTCAAAACGTCATCCTCTTTAACGGCTCCAATCCCGGTGCGCCCGACTACGGCAACAAGACGTGCTGTGAGTTCTACGGCTACCGATGGGACCCTAACAAAACAACGGGAGCGCGTTGCCGCCCGCTCAATTCACAACTCGAAATCTAATGAAAGACCCGAAGCATATCATGAGAGGAATCGACCTCTTACAGGCTTACAAGGTCAAGGCACCCCTTCCGTGGTGGCTTGTCCCTGTCGACTACTTTCTGGCCTTGTCGTATTTGGCGGCCTTCTTTGGGGTGTGCGTCTGGTTTCTTAAAACCGTCCTCTCATGGCTGTAAGTACACAGACTGTTATCCTTGAGTTTGACGCGAAAACGGGTGAAGTTCTCAAGGCTACATCCCAGCTCCAAAAGAGTATGGACGACGTGGCTCAATCTGCGGAGGATGCCGCAGAAGCCACCAGCGAGATAGGCAAAAATGCAAAGAGCGCAGGTACTGGCTTAAAGAAGGCGGGCACGCTTGGAGCACAAGGCTTCAAGGCGTTGGGTACAGCCATCAAAGCCACGGGCATTGGGCTGCTTGTGGGTATCGTGGTGAAGCTCACCCAGAAGATGACCGAAAACAAGAAGATCGCCGAGGCTCTCGAAGTTGTCTTCAATGGACTGGGTGTCGTCTTTAACGTCTTGGTCGAAGCCCTGACGCCTCTTGGCGATTTGCTTATCTCGGCTTTCACCGAGCCGCAGCAAGCTGTCGAAACGCTACGCGGCAACTTGATTGCGCTCAAAGATTATTTCGGCACTCTCCTCGATACCGCCATAAACCCCATTTATCGAGGCTTGCTCAACTTGCAGCGTGGCTTCTACGAGGCCGCTATCGCGTCGAAAGAGTTTGTCGGTCTCGATGCGTCAGAACTGAAACAGAGCGTTCGAGAGATTGATGAGCAACTGGCGGACTTGGTAGTCAAGCAGGAGGAGAACAAAGAAGCACTTGCCGAGCCTTGGAAGGAAGCGACGCAAGCGATCAGAGGATATGTAGACGAGGCCAAAACTGCCGTCACGCAAAGCACGGCTCTCACCAAACAGCAGCAAGCCCTTCGTGATGCACAAAGGGAACTGAATGTAGCTACGGCTGAAGCTGCCGCAGAGGTAGAAGAACTTAAGCGACAAAGCGACGACCAGAGGCTTTCTATCGAAGAGAGAATCGATGCCGCGACACGAGCCGCAGAAATCAACCAACGCTTTGCCGATGAGAACGTCGCTATCTCTCAGCAGCGTGCGGAACTGCTACGCGAAGAAATCCGCCTACAAGGGGAAACAGAAGAAAGGCTGGAGGCTCTCGCACAAGCCGAGATTGAAGCTGCTAACGCACGGCAGGCGAGCGCGACTATTCAGACGGAACTTCAAAACAAACTCTTCGCCCTCAATCAAGAGCTCATCACCCAAGAGCAGGAGCGGTTGGCCGCTGAAGAAGAGGCACGGTTGGCTCTGGAGGAAAGGTTGGCCGAAGAGCAAAAACTTAAAGACGAGGCTGCCGCAAAAGATGCGGAGCGCAGAAAGAAAGAGCTCGAAGAAGAGTTGGCACTTGCTGAAACCATCAAACAAGCAAAACTCGATATTGCCAAATCCTCTCTCGATGCTCTCGCGGCTCTCAACCAAGCCTTCACGGGGCAGTCGGAAGAGGAGCAAAAGAAGGGCTTTGAGAGGTCTAAAAAAATACAGACAGCCCAAGCCCTCATCTCGACCTACGAGAGCGCGGTACAGGCGTTCAAATCGCTTGCAGGTATCCCCGTGGTTGGTCCTGGGCTGGGTGCGGCTGCTGCCGCTGCCGCTACCGCTGCGGGTTTGGCTAACGT